AGAAACGAATTAACCCAACAATGTCTCATGCAGCAGTTCTTGAAACTCTTGGTTTCCCTGATGATGAAATTCATCGTGAAGTTGCGTCACGTGTTCTTGACCAAGCGACTAATGCGTCTCAGCAGGGGAAAATATTCTTCGCAATGAATCACGGAGACGTTATTGGTTCCGGTGCTGTTGCTACTATACCACAAATACATCAGGGAGTAGAAAATCATCATGAAGAATTGCAAAGATTCTATGATGAAAATGTAAAGGGCTTAAAACAAGGTAAACATAATGCGGTTATGGCTCCATACAGTCAAGCGTTTGGAAGTGCAAGGAGGCTTCTACAGCGAAAGTATAGTGCTGAAATAGAAAAATATGGTGTCACGCATATACCACATAGAGCACCATCATTCACAGGGAAGCGTAACGCATATGGGAAGACAGGAATGAAAGAAAAGACACACACGTTTAATCAACATAAGTCCCTTATTCACGATGTTTTCGGTCTTGCTCTTGATGAGCCTACATTAAACAATATACAGAATCCTGATGTTACTCCCGACCAAATGGTTCAACAGGCTCGTTGGGGTTACAATCGAAAAATCACTCCTGCTTGGTCCACAGATGGGGAATGCGTCCAAGATGCTTATGTTTCCGGTATGTTAGATTCAGGTAGAGAATACAACCCAACAGTAGGATTTGAATTTGGCACAGGCCAACCCGTTGCTGGCACTGCGACAGCAGGTCAATCTCGTCGCCTCGCTACACCATCTCTTGAGTTCATGAATAGAGTAGGGGGTGAAGATTTTCACAATCAAATTATGCAAACTGGTTATCAACACCCTGAAGAAAACATACCAGCGTTGACCACTAATTCTTTTGGTCAAGCGCACAATGATGACCCAAATAATATCGCTTTGAGTGAAGATGACACTCTAGCAATTCTAATGAATCCTGATGTGCTTCTCAAAGCAAGTGAGGGTAAACCTCCTCCTATTTTACCTATGCATCGTATCTTCTCTATCAAAGATTTTAACGCTCTACGTGGTTTTAGTGGTGAATGGGCCGTGTCTTCATTCCCAAACGGTCAACGTATGATTGTTCAACGTAAGAGTAGTCGTGTTTCGGCCTATGACGAAAACGGTGAATCTGTAACTCTTAGCGAAGAAGAAAGAAAATATTTCCGTAAGATTGGGGAGAATAATTTCATGGTTGACGCTCTAAGAGCGGATAAGGAGATTCATATTATTGACATCATAGAATATGATGGCACAAATGTCGCTGACATGGATGTGCGTGAGCGTCTAAAGGTTCTTCGTGGACAATTCGATAGTCATGAAACCGTTCTTGTTCCCGGTCCTCATAACTTCCGTTTGACTGACCATGAAGGATTAGATAATGCTGTGAAGGACATGGTGGAATCCCATCCTCAAGTCCTACTTCGTGATGCTACTTCTACATACATGCGTGGAGAGCGTCGTCATCCGAAGTGGTTCGTTCTACGTCGTGACAAGAATATCCCGTTAATTATCCTCGATGCTCGTGGAAAGGGACCATACACATATCGTCTTGGCGCTGGCCCTCTTGATGCAGAAGGTTTTGGTAATCGCGGTGTCGAATATGAGGGAGAATCTTACCTTGATGTTGGAACAGTGCGAAGTCCAAAGGCGTTTGAAGAAGGTGAAATCGTTAGTGTTGGTGTCTCTGGTGTTCGTTCTCACAAGCGTAGCGGCGCTACTATCTATACAGTGACACCTACTAAGATTAGAGGTGAAAGTGAAGAAGGCGCTTCTAGCCTTGAGACACTTTCTCTTCTCACAAAGTCCTATCCTGTCATTCCTGTGGAGTATTCAATGAAAATTGAAGATGAGCGCGTTATCTTATCGTTCCCTGAGTTGGATGATGTCATCTACAAGATGGAACAGCACCGTGCTGGTCGTTGGGTTCACAGTCCTGTATCCTCACTTGGAGAACTGATGAAATCAGAATATCCTACTTTGCTGGCAGAAAGTGTTCGTCCACTATGGTCTGAGGCGATTGCTTTGATGGTAAAAATGAATTTGAATACTCTTGAACATCGCACTGAACTTCCAGAAGCAGGTAAGGTTCGCAGTATGACTAATCCTAAGCATCGTGAGGCATCAGAAAAAGAATCGGGTGGTATTATTGATGCTGATGATGATGCGAATATCCTCAAACCTCAGAAAGCGGAAGTCATGGCAAAGACACTTCTTCGTATAGCAGACCTCGCAGACCGTATTGAGAAAGAGAAGATGAGTGGTCGAACGGGTGCTCAGGGCCTTGGTATCTTTGGTGACGGGGTAGAGTCCCCACGCGGCCCAACACGCCTCACATCTGAACAATCTATGCCTGATTGGGACATGTTGGAACGCCCTACAGAAGACCCTGAAGAGGAATATCCGGGCGCCGCAAAGAAGATTAAAAATGCTGAGCAGTATGACGAAATTGAAGTCGGAGACGCAGGGCCTTGATGCCGTTTTATTAATATATATGAACAACGAGTGGTGAGATGTGTGCTTCGACAACCGGAACGACTCAGTGGTCTTTCACTCCTCAAGGGGAGTTCAGACCTCGTGGTCGCAGGCTATGCCTCCGTTGAACTGGTCGATAAGCAGGGAGATTTGATAACGCGCTCGGCTTTGAAGGATGCCTTCAAGAAGTTTATGACGGAACCGAAATATCGCAATGTTCAACTCGCACACTCAAATATTCAAGTTGGAGAAGTAATACCAAATTATACAGACACAGAAGGGAGGATGTGGAAAAGCGAAGTTGATGACGCCGGAATGTTCGTCGTAGTCCAACTGAGAAATGACATTGAAAAGGCACGAGAAGTCGCAGCCGAAGTCAGAAAAGGAAATCTCACAGGATTCAGTATTGGAGGACAAGCATTCAAACGCGTAAACAAGAGCGATAATACTCACGGCTCATACCAAGAAATCAGCAAACTGGAACTACACGAAATCACAATCTGCGAAAAAGGAATAAACCCGGAAGCAACATTCAAGATATTGAAAGAAGATAAAACAAAAACGGAGATGAAAAAAATGACCGATGATGTAATGGAACAAATGAACAGCGTTCTCGAACGCCTAGAAGGACGATTGGACTCGATGGAGAAGGGTGAGTTGCCACCGGCACTCGCTGCTCATCAGAAGGAGTCCAAGGACGAGTCGAAAGATGAGTCCAAGGACGAGAAGGACGGGAAGGACGGGAAGGAAGACAAGGACGACAAGGAAAAGTCCGAGTTCTCTGATGTAATAACTGCTGAATACCTCAACTGGATGGAAGACACACTCAAGTCCGCTGGAGTAGACACTATGGGCGCTCGTGCGCACTTTGACGGTGTCGCTAAGGCTAACCTTGGCTCTACTCCTGAATCCATTGGAGACGGCGCTGACTACTTTGCTGGTCAAGTGAAAGGTCGCGAACAAGAAGGCGGCTCCCCATCTACTAATGCTCTATCCCGTGCAGGTCTTTCCGGTGGGAGCAAGAGGGTCGAAAAGGGAGAATTCCTAACCTCTGTTGACGCAGCATCTGCTGAACACGCATACGAGGTCTTCAAGGCCGCAAAGCAGGAAGAAGAACTTCGCAAGGCTCTTCATGGTAACTTCGAGGCTCGATACACCCATGAGCGCACTGCTGAAATCACTAAGGCTCAGGCTCAGAATTTCGACGCCCGTGCTCCTCTCAGTGAGGTCATGAAGGCTCTTGACGCTCTTAATGAGCGCATTGACAACATCGGTTCATCGGTTGAATCCTCAACCATTGCAAAGGCAGACAATCCCTCCATCGAGGTTCCTTCAACGGCTGACCTCGCTAACATGACTTGGGAAGAAGTTCACCGCCTCGCAGGAGGATTGTTCACTGAGTGAACAGGAATTGAATTAAAAAAAGGAGATGATGAAAAATGGCACGAAACTACGTTAGAACAGTTACAGACATGGAGCGCTACTACTATGGCGCTGGGAATGCAATGGGATACACCTACAGTGGTAGTGAACTACTGAAGGCTGACTCACCAATGCTTTCCTCAACTGCTGGGACCTACCAAGCAATCTACGGTCGCAAGGTATGGAGCCAGTTGAACCAAGAATTCAACGCTTTCTCAATCCTACCAAAGCGTCCATGGGACCGCAGCGGATGGAGAGTAATCACTGCAAAGCCTAATGCTGGCGTTGTCCACGGTGGTCTACCTGAGAACGGTGCTCTACCAGACACCGTGAAGCCTACCTTCCAGCACGTTGCTGCAAAGCCTAAGACAATTGCTCACTCATTCGATGTGAGTGAAGTCGCTGTGTTCCTTGCAGACAAGGATGATGGATTGGGCGACATGCGCGCAGTCCTCAAGGAAGAAATGGGTAAACACCATGCTGAGATGGTCAACAAGATGCTCCTAACGGACTCTGAGACAGTCGCAGGAAACAACTTCGAGTCCCTTGACCGAATCACTGGAAACGACGGTGGTTCCTCTGGTGGACTAACATCCATGGAAACTGGTGCAAGCAGTGGAACTGACCACTGTGGTGCAGCAGACCTAGATATCTACAGTATTGACCGCAGTGCTAACACATGGTCTAACGCAGTAGTAAACTGTGGGTCTGACCGTGCATCGGGTAACCGACGAACCTTCTCCCTCGACCAGTTGGATGATGTCTTCCAGCGCATGTGGGAACTTGGTGGAAACCCTAAGGTTATGCTCACTGGCTATGATACTCTAATGCGCCTACAGCAGTTGCTACAGGCACAGCAGCGATTCATGGAAGAGAAGCGCGTTACACCAACCTACAACGGTGTAAAGGGTGTTCCCGGTATCGAAGCCGGATTCATCGTCGCTACCTACAACGGTGTTCCAATCATTCCATCGAAGGACGTTGAGAAGGACGGCATCAGCCGAGTTTACTTCCTCGACACGGACTACCTATACTTCTCCACGGCAATCCCGACTCAATACTTCGAGTCCGGTATCGAGACAGGCGACCCGTTCGCTATCAACCGTCTCGG